AGACAAGGTTATAAATATCACATAGATGAATAAGTTACTTTTAGCATTTTTATTGTTCTTTACTGGGCAAACTGCAATTTGGATTCAAACTAACGGTCAATTTGTATGGCCTTGGTTTAAAAAGAATCCTCTTACTGTATCAATTATTTTTGGTACTGCAATTAGTTACATATTAATTTATGGTACAAAGTTTATTGTAGAATATTATGATGGTCTTTTATGGCCAGGTAGATTTATCGGCTTCGGTTCAGGTATAATTTCATTCACATTTTTGACATGGTATTTTTTAGGAGAAGGTATAACACTTAAAACAATAGTATCATTAGCACTTGCATGTAGCCTAATAGGTATACAGCTTTTTTGGAAATAATGAAAGATCCGTATAGCATATTAGGAGTAGATAAAAATTCATCTGATGGTGAGATTAAAAAAGCTTATAGAAAATTAGCTAAACAGTATCATCCTGATAAAGGCTCTGGTAATGAAGATAAATTTAAAGAGGTTGCTGATGCATACGAAACTTTAAGCAATCCTCAGAAGAAAGCTCAATATGATCAAAGAGCCAATAATCCTTTTGCTGATTTTGGTCATGATTTTACAGGCAGTATGTTTGAAGACTTATTAAGAAATCAAAATTTTGCTGGAGCTTTTAATCAAAGGTATGGATATAATTCTAAAGGCAGAAACACTAGTGGTATTTTACGAATATCTTTAGCTGATGCATATTATGGTACAAGCAGAGATGTTGGCATTGGAATGAAAACCATAAAGGTTGATATTCCAGCTGGAATTAAAAATGGCCAGAAATTAAGATTAAAAGGATTAGGCCAACGTGGCCAGACTGAAGAACTTAATGGTGATTTAATAATGACTATTGAAGTAATAAATGATAGAGACTTCTTTTTAGACAATCAAGGATTGCATACAATAAAAAATATAAGTCTTTATGATGCACTGTTAGGTGGAAAGGAAAGTATTGATTGTTTTGATAAAATTATTTCTTTCACAATTCCACCAGGTACTCCTAATGGAAAGGTCCTTAGAGTAAAAGGAAAAGGGTTTCCTATTTATAAACAAGAAGGTAAGTATAGTGATTTACTTATAAGCATAATCGTAGATATACCTACAGATTTAGATGATGAAGATAAAATGTTAATAACAAAAATAAAGAATAAACACAATGGCAAAAGATCCTAAAAAAGGAAAAGGTTTTAGCGATGAATTCTTAAAAAATTTATTGCTAACATTAGAACATACTGACTTTGATAGATTTATGGATTTATCATACCACGTTTTGATGCAAAGCCCTAGTGCAGTTTTAAAAAGAAAAGATTCTATTGAAAGTAAAATAGAAAGTATAGACGGTCTTATTAAGTATTTTGAACATGAAGAACAATATGAAAGATGTACTAATTTACAAAAACTAAAAACGATGTTATTTTTAGATGGCCCGTGGAATGATGAAGAAGAGCCTCCTGAAATTAACTAATAAATAATAAAATATTTAGATATGCAAACAAATTTAATTATCACGGATAATTTTTATAATAATCCAGAAGAAACAAGAGAATGGGTTTTACAGCAAGAATTTGATGTAAGAGGTAATTACCCTGGCCAAAGAACTGCCCCATGCCACACTTGGGGTTTACAAGATGTCATACAAGGTATAGTCCAACATGCAGGTGGAAATATTACTTATTTTGAAGATGCTTATACTACAGCTTGGCAATATACTACAGAAAAAGATGTTAGTTGGATTCATGCTGATAATTCAACAACATGGGCTGGTGTTTGTTACTTAACACCTAATGCTCCAGCTAATGGAGGAACTGCATTATATAGACATAAACCAACTGGGTTAGAATTTGCTCCAAGAGGTGAAGACGGATCCTATGACCAGGAGAAAATGGATAAAATTAATTCTGATGCATATAATGCAGATGCATGGGAAATGACTGCAATGGTTGGAAATATTTATAATAGGTTAGTTTTATATAGAGGTGATATGTTTCATAAATCTATGGAATACTTTGGTAAAGACAAGTATGATGGTAGATTATTTCAAACATTTTTCTTTAACACTGAATATTAAACTAAATCATTATCATCCATATAATTAATAAATCACTATGGCATTATTAGAATTTATATTTCAATCTTTTTGGCATTTTATTGGTAGCATATTTCTTTTAGCTATTATTGTACAATGGAAACCTTTTTCTTCAAGCCACCAAGGATTAACTTCAAAACAATTTGATAAGCTTATTAAAGCTCTTAAAGATAAAAAAGACTTATAAGATTAATCTGTCCCTTGGTGTAATTGGCAACACGTCTGGTTTTGGTCCAGAAGAGTATAGGTTCGACCCCTGTAGGGACAACACACGGGATGTAGCGTAGCCCGGTTATCGCGCCTCGTTTGGGACGAGGAGGTCGCAGGTTCGAATCCTGCCATCCCGACAACTTTGTTTTAAAATTGTTAATAACTTTTTGAAAAAAACAAGAGTTTATAGTTCAATTCCCAATTAAATGTATTATATTTATATTATAATAAAATAAACGGAATATGACATATTACACAAACCTCAACTATTTACAATCATTCTTAAATGAGATGAGAGATTCATCTTCAGGGAATCATAAGATTGCAACTATTAAAAAGTATGCTGATAATTCAGAAGAGAATGAAGATAGAGAATTTCTACAAAAGATTTTTGAATATACTTACAATCCATACTGGAAATATAATGTTACTTCTAAGAACTGTAAAAAGAATTCAGATTTAGTAGGACATCCAAATACTTATGGAAGTATATTTACTTTATTGGATGATTTGAAAAACCGAGTTTGTACAGGACATACTGCAATTGCAAATGTAAACCGATTTGTTTTAGAAAACAAACAATGGGAAGATATCATTTGGAATATGATTGATAGAGACCTTAAAATGGGTGCTAATACTACATCAATTAACAAAGCAGTACACCCAGATTTAATTCCTACATTTAAGGTTGCTTTAGCTAATCCTTATAATCCTAAAAGAACAGATTTTGAAAATGAAGATTGGTTTGGATCAAGAAAACTAGACGGAGTACGTTGTATTTGCCGAAAGGAAATGAATACAGTAACATTCTTTTCAAGAAGTGGTAAAGAATTTTTAACTCTAGGCAATTTAGAAAATGAAATTTCTAAGATAGGTGGAGACTTTATATTAGATGGAGAAATTTGTTTAGTAGATGAAAATGGTAATGAAGACTTCCAAGGAATTATGAAACAGATCCGAAAGAAGGATCACCAAATTGAAAATCCTAAATTCTTTATATTTGATTATTTAACATTAGATGAATTTGATAATAAGGTTGGAACTACACCACTTACTGAAAGACTTCGTAATGGTTATGATTTATTACCAGAAGATATTAATTCTGATATGTTAGAATTTCTTAAACAAGAACAAATTTCAAATGATGGCCAATTTACTGAAATGGCAAAGGATGCTGAAGAGGCAGGATTTGAAGGAATCATGGTTAGAAAGAATGTAGGCTATGAAGGTAAAAGAAGCCATAATCTTTTAAAGGTTAAAAAATTCCATGATGCAGAATATACTGTCCTAGATGCAATTAATGGAAATATCCGATGGACAGAAAACGGTAAACAAGTAGAAAGAGAATGTTTAAGTAGTATTATAATTGAACATAAAGGTTGTAAAGTTAGTGTAGGATCAGGTTTCTCTAAAGAACAAAGAGAACACTATTATGAATTTCCACAGGAGATCATAGGTAAAACAGTAACTATCCAATATTTTGAAGAAAGTAAAAATCAAACTGGAGGTTACTCTCTAAGATTCCCTGTAGTAAAACATATTTATGCTAACGGAAGGGATTGTTAATTACTAACACCTTTTAGGTACATCTAATGTGTTCTATAAATTTTATTGATAAATAATAAAAGGAAAAAAGAAAGTATAAAATAAAGTGAGATTATTTGAATCAAATAGAAGAAGGTCTATAACCATATTTGATGTGGATGATACTCTTGTGGTTACTCGCAGTAAAATTAAAGTTCATAATCCAAAAACTGGTTTTTCTACTGAACTTACCCCACAAGAATTTAATACTTTTAAGCAAAGACCAAATGATAAGATGGACTTTTCGGATTTTCAAAGTTTAGATATTCTTAAAGCTGGTAAAATTATTGAATGGGTATTTTCTATTTTAAGAAGAACTATTCAAAAAGGAAAACCTGTTGGGATTATAACAGCAAGAGATGATTCCAAACTTATTCAACAATTTCTTGCTCATAATGGTATTAATATAAATCCTCAATACATATTTGCAATTAATGATACCTCTTTAGGATTTAAAGGATCTACTTCAGAAAAGAAAAAGGATGCATTTAGAAAATTTATAGAAATGGGATTTAATGACTTTACCTTTTTTGATGATGATGAAGAAAACATTAAGCTAGCAAAATCATTAAGTAAAGAACCTGGTATTAAAATGAAAGCTAAACTAATTAAGAGTAAATGGATTCCAAGATTCAGCGACTTCAAATAAAAATAGATACATTTTCTAAAATTTTAGATAATGTTAAAAATCTTTCAAATTCATCAACGACAAAAGTTGGTTGTATTGCATTAAGAAAAGACTTCAGTAAAATTGCAAGCTTTGGTTACAATGGATCTTATAGTGGAGCCGGTATAAATGAAGAGACTGGTACAGAAGAAGACAGTCTTACTCCAGGTGAAAGTGGCTTTATTCATGCTGAGGTAAATATGATTGCTAAATTTAAAGAATATGATCCTCATAATTACATTATACTTTTAACTCTTTCACCTTGTAAAATGTGTACAAAGATTTTAGTTAATGCAGGATTTAAACATGTATATTGGATTGATGATTATCGTAACCAAGATCACCTAGAAATTTTTAAGCAGTGTAAAATCACATACGGTACAATTGATTCTTTAATTAAAGACTACCATCTAATCATAGACTGAATATATACAAAAAAAGTATATCCCAGTGATCTTAGAGGCAATAACATTTAAACTAGCTTTAGACTTTTTCATATTCATGAAAAAGAACCGCATAACTTGCACAAGTATTAAGGTTGATTTTTTTGATAGAGTAAAACATGAATACATTGATTTTGCCGATGTTGCTGCAATGCAAAAATATTATGATGATAATTATAAACCAATTGACAATTGTTTTTTAGGTGATTTAGTTTCAATACAATTCTTTTTAGCAACTAGCGAACTTTATAATTTTACAACTGAGTACAGAGCAATTGATGTTACAGAAAAGTTTACTTTAGAGACTGGGTCTGCTTTTGACCGCCAGAGGAATGCTGGAAGAAAGGTATTTATTGATAGACAAATTCAATTAATTAAAAATGCTGTAAATGATTACCTTAAGTATTGGAGAGAACTAAGATACATTTATATAACAGGAATTTACTCACCGTGCTATGCAGAACCTGGATGGTCCGAAAATACCTGGTGGCTTAAATCATTTAGAGAAGCATTTACAACAAGTAGAGACACATCTCAGTTTCCATATTCAGATATAACTATTGTTGAAAATCCTCCAAAATAAAGACATCGGAAAGAAGAATAAATAAAAAAATATTTAACATCAATGGCAACGTCATTTAATAACCTACAAGAATATATTCTTTTTAGAACAGAGGTAAGAAGAGAGCTATTCAATAGAGAGGTTGATACTAATTTTCAAATGGTATCTAACCCATGGGTAGAGTCTAGAATATATGAGATAGGTAATATTGTTTATCATCCTGTAGTTATAGATGATCCTACAACTACTGGTGAAGATCAGGTACTCGTTTGGTGGAGAGCTAACATTAGAACTACACAAGGTGTGTTTGATACTTCTGAGTGGGATATTATTGGTGGTGTCGGTTCTGGATCTATTAGTGTATCAGGTTCAAATGGCTTTGGTAAGATTAATATAAATTCTACATTACCTACTGGAGCTTTACAAAATGGAAGTAATGCTTTAATGAAAGCCACTGTTGGTGATGATACTTTTAATCTTATTGCTGGACAAGGGATGCAGCTTCAATATAACTTAGCATCTAAATCTATTGTATTAATTAATTCATTAGCCTCTAATCCAGGTGAAGCTAACCTCGGTGAAAATATAGGGCAAGGTGTAACTCACCAAGATGTTTATGCAGGTAAGTCTGGTGTTAATTTACAATTTAGAGGATTTGATGCTACTAATACTACAGGTACTGCATTATCAATTAGTACTAATAATGTACAGGACAATATTGTTTATAATTTTAATGAGGCAAAGGTTAATCTTGCAAATTTAAATGATGGTGCACCTTTAATTGGTATGCTATCAAACGTATCAGATGTTATACCTCAACCATTAGATATTTTGCAATGGAATGCAGGTTCAGGTGTATGGGCACCAACATCATTAGGTAGTTTAGGACAACAAAACATATATACCACTAGTTCATTAATCTTGGATGCTGATAGGATAGTTAGGTTAAATGGTGCAGTTGGTAATTTACAATTTAATAGGTCTTCTGATTTAGGAACAGGCGTTCATATTTCTAACCTTTCAAACCAACATCAATTACAATTAAGAAATTCTTTAGCAGACGGTGTAACTGGAATACAGCATAGTTTAGCTGGTGTTGTGAAAGCTAACACTGGCGTATATGCTAAAGCAATAGGTGTCCCACCATCATATTATATTACAATGGGAGCTAGCCCAGGTGGCTTAACTGTAGATGCGCTAGGGATATCTGCTAATAATGAATTGTATATACCTCAATTAACAACAGATACTATGGCAGCTGTTGATGACTTTAAGGTTCCAATGGTTTCTCAAACTCTAGCTTCTGGTAGGTTTGACTCAGATGATAATTGGAGAGGTTCAGTCTATAAGACACAAGATGTTGCACAAGGTTGGGGAATAAGAACATTGCAGTTTGGAGAAAATCAGATTATTGGTTACAATGATCAAACACCTACCTTTTTTACATCTACTATTAAATCGCTGTATACACCAATCCCTAACTTTAAAGGTTATTCTCAAAATATGAGTTTGACATATGATAGTGTTGCTGAAGGTAATAATCTTAGCCAATTTCTTAGTATTGATTTTAGTCGTTATATAGGAAGTTCTATTATAACAAATCCTGTTCCAGGAGAAACACCTGCAGCTACTAAGTATATCGGTTCTAACATATCCTTATCTTATAAAAATAGTTTAGCTATCACTGTTGGTGAAATGATATATTTTACAGAAGCAGATGCTGGAGGTAGCCCACAAACAGTAGGATTATATTCTAATGTAGTAGATACATTTGGTCCTAATGAAAATGATGGTGAAGCAGTTTTAACAGACTTAATTACTGATAGTGGTACATGGGCTGGTTATTTTGTAGGCTGTGTTAATATTGATAAAGGTGGATTAGTTCTTCCTTCTCTTGCAGCTAACCCTGCATGTAATGATGTTAGTGGTGGAACTATTTCAGAAAGAACATTATGGATTAATTCTGCTAATGGACATTTATATAGAGGTTATGTTGATGTTGAGGCAGGAGGAAGTGGTGGAGCAACATCATTAGGACAATTAACTGATGTTACTATTACTAATGTACAAGATGATGATCTTATTGTATATAATAGTACTACTAATCAATGGGAGAATGCTTCATTAGCACCTTATAATTTATCTGTATTAGAAAATACTGATGGAAGTGCAAGTATTCAATTAGATGACGGTGCTGCTACTAGTGATGTTGATTTAATACCAGGTACAAATGTAACTTTTGTAATTGATGAGGTTGCTGATACTATAACAATTAATTCTGTTGGTGAAGTTGGAGCAACTGGTCCACAGGGTCCTAGCGGTGGACCTCCTGGTGCTACTGGCGCAACTGGTGCTACTGGTTCTATTGGGTTTACTGGAGCAACTGGTATTGGATCCCAAGGAGCCACTGGAGCTTCTATTGTTAGTGTTAGCGGTGCATGTATTAATTCTTCTACAGATCCTAATTGGGTTGGATGGAACAATATTTTAAGTGCTGCCACTAATACTATAAGTCATAATGGGGGTGGTGGACTTATGTCTACTGTAACTACATTTCATATTGGTAGTAGCATAGCTCACCCTTTACAAACATTACTTACCGTTGGTGATATAATTACATTTGAAGAAAATGTTTTTACTCCACCTACTACAGGACCTGCTTCATATTTAGTTACTAATATCCAATCTACTGGTAATTATGAAGAGTTAACTGTGAATTATATAAGTGGTGGTGCATGGACACCAACCTCTGGTTCAAACCAGGATGTAAATTACTGTATATACTTACAAGGTAGCGGTGGAGGTGGCGGTGGTGCCACTGGCGCAACTGGTGCTACTGGTTCTATTGGGTTTACTGGAGCAACAGGTTCTGGTGCAACAGGTATAGGTTCAACTGGATTTACTGGAGCAACAGGAAGCCAAGGAGCTACTGGAGCAACAGGATTTACCGGTGCAACTGGTATTGGAGCAACTGGATTTACTGGATCTACTGGAGCTACTGGGGTTGGTGCAACTGGATTTACCGGAGCTACTGGGGTGGTAAGCGGATCAATTGCATACGGTGAAATGTATGAATTAAGTTCTACCCCAGTAGCAGGATGGAATAATGTTTTTGATGGCTGGGATACTTCAGCAGTAGGTGAAATAAGCCAAATGTCATATGTCTCATCTGGCGGAGGTGCACAGGGTGATACTTTAGTTATTGATGCAGGTGAAGGTGGGGTTTATAAAATGAGTGGTATTTATACTATTACATCTGGTGCTAATCGTGAAATAACAGTAGGAGTATTTAAGAATGGTGTTATCATTGCACAAACAGAAACAAGTAGAGCGTTTGCTAATAATACAAGTGGATCTTTTTCAATAAACGGTTTAGAAACATTTGCCGCGGGTGATGTGATAGATGTTAGATTTAAAACTGATAATGCATCTGCATCTACAATAACAATGAATAATGTATCTTTTACATTAACTAAAGTTGTCGGTAACGGTGATGTTGGTGCGACTGGTGCAACTGGATTTACCGGTGCAACTGGATTTACCGGTGCAACTGGTATTGGAGCAACTGGAATGCAAGGATCAACAGGAAGCCAAGGTGCAACTGGAGCTGTAGGACAACAAGGAGCAACTGGTATTGGAGCAACTGGATTTATTGGAGCAACAGGTGCAGGTGCAAGTGGAGCAACAGGAATGCAAGGATCAACAGGAAGCCAAGGAGCAACTGGAGCTGTAGGACAACAAGGAGCAACTGGAGCTATAGGTCAACAAGGTGCAACTGGTGCCGTCGGTCAACAAGGAGCAAGTGGTTTACTTGGATCAACTGGTGCAACTGGTGCAATTGGCCAACAGGGTGGAACAGGTGCAATAGGTCAACAAGGAGCAAGTGGTTTACTTGGATCAACTGGTGCAACTGGTTTCCAAGGAGCAACAGGTGCTGTAGGTCAACAAGGAGCAAGTGGTTTAACTGGCCAACAAGGTGCAACAGGTGCCGTCGGTCAACAAGGAGCAACTGGTGCCGTCGGTCAACAGGGAGCAAGTGGTTTACTTGGATCAACTGGTGCAACTGGTGCAATAGGCGAACAAGGAGCAACCGGTGCAATAGGTCAACAAGGTGCTACTGGCTCTCAAGGAGCTACAGGAGCAGTTGGCGAACAAGGAGCAACCGGTGCAATAGGTCAACAAGGAGCAAGTGGTTTACTCGGATCAACTGGTGCAACTGGTGCAATAGGCGAACAAGGAGCAACCGGTGCAATAGGCCAACAGGGAGCAAGTGGTTTACTCGGATCAACTGGTGCAACAGGTGTCGTCGGTCAACAAGGAGCAACTGGTGTCGTCGGTCAACAAGGAGCAACAGGAAGTCAAGGAGCTACTGGTGCGATTGGTTCAACAGGTGCAACTGGTTTAATTGGTCAACAAGGTGGAACTGGTGCTATAGGTCAACAAGGTGCTACTGGATCTCAAGGAGCAACTGGTGCTATTGGTCAACAAGGAGCAAGTGGTTTACTTGGTGCAACTGGTGCAACTGGTGCAATCGGTCAACAAGGAGCAACTGGTTCTCAAGGAGATACTGGTTCTCAAGGCGCAACAGGTGCTATAGGTAATCAAGGAGCAGTTGGTGAACAGGGTGCTATAGGCCAACAAGGAGCAAGTGGTTTACTTGGTGCAACTGGTGCAACTGGTTTCCAAGGAGCTACAGGCGCAGTTGGAGATCAAGGACCACTCGGTCAACAGGGAGCAACAGGTACTCAAGGTAAAATTGGTCAACAAGGAGCAACAGGTATTCAAGGTAAAGCCGGTGAACAAGGAGCAGCAGGTGAACAAGGTGCAACAGGTTTCCAAGGAGCAACAGGTGCAATTGGTGGACAAGGTGCAAGCGGTTTAACTGGGCAACAAGGAGCAACTGGATTACAAGGCGCTGTAGGTAATCAAGGTGCAACTGGAAGTCAAGGTGCAACAGGTGCCATTGGTAATCAAGGAGCTGTTGGTGAACAAGGAGCAACTGGTTCTCAGGGAGATACTGGTTCTCAAGGCGCAACTGGTGCTGTCGGTCAACAAGGAGCAACTGGTTCTCAAGGAGATACTGGTTCTCAAGGCGCAACAGGTGCTATAGGTAATCAAGGAGCAGTTGGTGAACAAGGCGCTACAGGAGCCCAGGGAGCCAATGGTGAACAAGGTGCCGTTGGTGAACAAGGTGCAACAGGAACTCAAGGTGCCGTTGGTGAACAAGGTGCAACTGGTTCTCAAGGTGTTATTGGTGAACAAGGTGCAACAGGTGCTCAAGGTAAAGTTGGAGATCAAGGACCACTCGGTGTACAAGGAAGTACAGGAGCGCAGGGTGCAACGGGAGTTGTTGGTAATCAAGGTGCAGTAGGAGTCCAAGGATCTACTGGTATAACTTTAGGAGCTACTGGAGCAACAGGTGCAACGGGAGCTGGGATTCAAGGTCAACAAGGTGCAACAGGTACACGAGGAGATTATGGTGGATTCCTTACAATATATACTTCTGCCAATGTTAACACTGGAAGTTTTAGTGCAAATGATGCAAACATTGATGGACCTAATTGGAAACCTGCTGCCGGTCAGGTCAATATGTATTTAAGTGCTACAGGTAATGACCCTCAATCTGGTAATCCTATCGATTATCAAAATAGTAATACGGTATACTCTGCATGGACTGCGACAATAACGGCATCTGACAATACTGCATTCGTTAGAGTATGGGAATACGGAGATCCTGATAAAGTAAATTATTATTCATTCGCTCCTAATAATATTAGTACTACAAATGGAGTTAATGGTGGTATAGAATTAACGAAAGGTACTTATATAGGTGGTGCTGGTATTTTAACATATACACAACCAGTATTTGGTTGGGGTATGAATGGTTATAAAGGTGCCATAGGTAATCAAGGTTCACAAGGTAATCCTGGAGCAACTGGAGCTACAGGTCCGGCGGGCTCTGCAACTGCCCCAGTACAATTGATGAATAGGTTTTCAGGATATAGAACTGGAGCACCTGATTGGAATGGAAGTTTTATCAGTGGTAAATACGCAGTAGGTGGTCTTGCTCCTAACTGGGGTTCACCGGATGCAACGACTCAAAAATACTATGAAATGCAGACGGCTCAAACAGATACCTTTGATACTGAAGATTTAATTGATGCTGCATTTATTGGTAACACAACACCAGCTGATGATTTAACTGGAGGATTTATAAGAGTAACTGGAATGGCATACTTACAAGAGCAAGTATCAAACCCTACTTATCTAGGAAGAGTTAGAATAGCAATTAAGAAATTTGATATAGTTCCTAATACTGCTGGTCCTGCAACACCAACAGATCAACCTACTGGTACAATTATGGACGCTCAAACATATCAGATATCACCTAATACAGTTCCTGGACCATTCGGAGAATATGCATGGAGTTTTATTTTAGATACAGCTACTCTCACATTGACTCGTGAGGAGTTCTATAAATTAGGATTTGCCTTTGAAGTTGTTGATACTGGAGGTACTGGTATTACATTGTCTTCTGATAAACCTTGGTCGATTAAGTATCGAATAGAATATGTTTACAATTAATAGATCTTAAACAATTATTATATTTAAAGTATAATAATAAATAGACAACAAATGCAAAAAGATAAAACCGAGAAAGTACAAGAGAAGGTGTACTATCAATGGATTAAAGGAGAAAAATCTGGTGATGTAGTTACTATTAAAGATACTGATGATAAGTGGATAAACTTTAATGAAGGTGGTAGATTAGCAAAAGATTTACAGGATGAATTTATTCAACTATTAGATGAAGATATAGCTGGTGAGTTTGTAAACCCTACATCTACTGAAACAGATCCGTTAAATGTATCAGCAGCACAAAAGCTACCAACTGAGGTTTCAATTCCTGCTTTAGATGCTACACCAAACCCTATTAGAGTTTTATTTGATAAACAAAAGAAAAACAACAAAGTAAAACTTCTTTTAGAATTTCCAGTAAACATTCCACAAAAAGCCGTTTACGAATTAATGAGTACTTCTTTTGATAGAAATGAAGTTAATGATGTATTGCAATCATTTATTAACGATCAATTATCTGAAGATGAAATATTAGACTGTTTATATAATAGTATACAATCATTAGTAATATATAATAAAATTAATCATATGAGCGAGACTGCAAATCAAACTATACCTAATCGTCGCCAAAGAAGAGCGGCTATGAAACACCAAGGAATTTTAAAAATGAAAAGTAAATTATCATTAAAAGATTGGCTTGAAGTTTGTAAAAAGACTAGAGAAAAAGGAAATGAAATTCATACTGCAAATTTAGAGAATGCAGACCAAGCGCTATCAGCAAAATTAGAAGAATTAGAATCTATTAAAATGTCTCAGTGGAAAGAAGAGGGATATACTGATAAAGAGATTGAGCAATTAAGAGAAGTGTTTGCTATGACAATGGTTAAAGATAAATCTACTTGGCATACTGATAAAAAAGTTGCAAGAAAAACATTAAAAGAACTAAGATTAAAATTACAAGAAAGATCATAGATGATTAAGATAGTTTTAGAATCTGCCAGAAATGGCGTAATCAAAAAAGTCATAGATGATAATCATGGTGGAGGTAGGGAACATTTTACTTCAACTGATGTTTATGAATCAAATGAAAATGACAGGAATCAATTTAGTTATATAAAAAGATTCTTTTTTGATTTGTGCGATGACCTTGGGTTAGAGCCAGGTAGTAAATTTGATAAAGATGTATTAGATATTAATACACGCTGGGGAACTCACTTTGAACCAACAGCTAAAGATATCGAATTTAAAATTAAATCTCTTAAGAGTGAGCTTAAGGAACTAGAAGAATGGAAGAAGAACATATAGAATTTAATTTCATATACTCTAATGATGCATTGCGTGTCAAAACATTTTTAGGTAATGTACCTAGAAGTATAGAGTGTATAAATTATATGGATATATTTAATAAGCTTACAAAAAATGATTTTTATCAATTTGAGCCATCTGATGCCGTAGTATCATCTTACTTAATGAGGCAATTACAAAATGCAATTAACCGTAATATATCTACAACGATATTTTATGTTTTAGGTAATCTTAACAAAGAAACGGTTGGAGGAATACAGGAGTACGTAGAATCATTATCATCTAAACCTATAACTTATAAAATTTATCATTCACCTGATATTATGGTCAACGGCACAGCTGAGCTATTTGATGACATAATAGAATTTGAATGAAAACTCATAGGATATTTAACAAAGGACAAAACGTCTATTGCTTATTAGCATCACACACCAACCCTAATATACTTTTACCAGTTAAGGGTAAAATTATAGACTCTAAATGGGATCCTGTTAATCCTCTTTATCAAATTCGTATTATTAAGTTTTATGATAGTATGAAATTTCTAAAAAAGCATTTCTTTGATATGAACTTCAGGCACGTGTTTGAAAACCGAGCAAGAAAAATGATACTTAAAGCAGAGGATTATAAAACTGCAAAGGTATTAGAAGAAAGGTTAAATGAAAAAGATAGAGAAAGGTTTTATGTCATAGTTGAATCTGTAATGTGCAAAAAGACTAAAGTTGGATTATCTGAATTATTTGAAAAGGTTCAGTTTTATATGATATCAAAAAACCTAAAGGAAATTAAAGAGATATCAGCAAGACCTTTTTTCAGAGGACCTTTATCTTTAGATAGCACTAACGAATTTGACGCCAGGTATAAAAAAGGCTGGTCTGATAAATTTGAAAAAGATAACTTAGACATTACTAAGTATCTAAAAAGCTTAAGTTAAATATATAATAAAAATAAGATACGACTATGGCAAAGTTTGGACAAAAGATAAGAGACTTAAATGACTCTATTTTTCCAGGGCCTAATAAAAATAATGATCAAATATTAGGCGTATTTGGTGGAGAGAGTGTAGGCTTTGCTAGATCTTTGGCTGATACCGTTGCAACTAGTTTTTATTCAGCTGATAATGCAGCAGAAGCTTCAGGTGATACCATCCCTAAAGGTATGTCAGGTAAAAAAATCGTAGGTTCAATAGCTAATAAGTACGCACTATTTAACTTCCAAGGAATGTATGGAGATTTTGCAACTGACCAAGGATTTAAAGGTAATTACATGGATACTGAAAGAGCCGCTGGTAAACTGATGGGTGGAGAGGCAGGTAACAAACCTACTGTCATGAAAATAATAAATTACTTTAATGAAGCACATCCAAAAATAGGATATACTGCTTCTAATTTTTTATATTCTAAATATTATAAGAAGATACCAGTTAATCATTTAATTACTCTTAGAAGGTTTCCTATGCCAGTTAAAGATAACATATTTAAGTTTTCGGAATCACAGGCAGTTAAGCAAGAAGTTAAAGATGGTGAAAAACCACCACCAGAAGATCCAATAGTAGTCGGTGATACTTCACAAGTAGCAGGTGTAACTGCAATTACTTATATGGGTGAAACTGCTGGTAATAAATTAGAGGACATTATGAATATGTCATTTGGTTTAACCTTTAAGGAACTGAAAGGTGAAATGGAAAAAATTGAAGGCGGCGGAGATGGTGGATATACTCAGCAACCTTTTTATAATAAAATTGGTGGTATAGGTAGAGCGATTGCTAATCAAGCTAAAGGGCAAGGTTCAGGTGATGTGTTTAGAAAGCAACAAGGTTACGGATCACAGAGTGGAGATCGACTTGGTAGTACTTACGCAAACTTTGTATTAGGTCCTATTAATGTTGTTAATACAACTCAAGTAAGAGATAGAGGTATAAACTTTACTAATGATATTAAACTAAATTTTGAATATGAATTAAAATCATTAGCTTATGTTAATCCAAAAATAGCAATGATTGATATTATTAGTAATATGTTAACTATGACAACTAATAATGGAGCATTCTTTGGTGGTGGGCATAGGTATTATGGATCTGCTGGTTTTGTAGCTAGTCAGTTTGGAGATATTTCAAAATTAAGACAAGGTGATTTTTCTGGTTATGCAGGTAGTGTAGTTAATGATATTGAAGGTGGATTTAAAAGTGTATTTGGTAATGCTGATGGTGGATTTGATTTTGATTCAATCATAAGCGGTGGGATTGAAACAGCCAAGAATTATCTAGGTGGCTTATTAGGTAATTTATTAGGCGGACAAGTTGGTGGTAATAGTGGTACTGGTGCAACCAAAGCTTTCATTAGTGGTGAGCCTACTGGTGATTGGCATTTAACAATTGGTAATCCATTGAATCCGATTGCAATGATGGGTAATATGATATGTAAAAATGCTAATATGACATTAGGTGCAGGATTAGGTTATGATGATTTTCCAATGGAGGTAAAATTTGAATTAGATATGGCTCACGGAAAGCCTAGGGATAAAGGAGATATAGAAAATATGTTTAATGCAGGTAAAGGTAGAATATATGCATCTGCTAATAAGGCTGAAGATATATTAAATTTATCAGGAAAAGAAATAAAAGTATATGGTGCTATTCCAAATGTAGGAACTAGTAGTATTCAAAAAACTCAGTCAGGTGCAACTGCAGGTCAGGTTAAAAGTAAAGATATTTCAAATCTTAAAAAGACAACTGGAAGCGCATCCCCGGCAACAGAGGCAACTAGCGGTGAATATGTTTCTAGTGTTGTTAGTATGCTAATTGATTCATAAAAAATAATTAAGGATGGATATAAAATCATTAACTTTAAAAAACTTATTAAGTATTGAAAGAACAGGTGAACAGTATTATGATTTAACTGCTCCTTCTTTTAAATATGATAAAGCTGCTGGTCTTAAGGCTTTACATTATGTTATGCAAGATGAGGCTGGTAGAATTGATAAGATATGCGAAAGATATTTTGGAACAGGTGAATATGTTGATGCATTATGTATTGTTAATAATATCTTTAATCCGTTTTCAGTACAAGAAGGTGATGTTTTAGTCATACCTAATTTAAGTGAAATTAATTTGGTTTATAAAAGACCAAACCCTGCATCTAGGCCTAATCCTGTTATGAAGCCTTATGTTGATACTGGTGTTCAAAGTGTAGAAGATCAATCTCGTATACAAAGGTTAGCTCAAAAAGCTAAGTCAAAAAAATCAGGAGTTAAAACTCCATTACCACCAAACGTGCTACAGCAAGGACAAGACGCTAAGACATATGAAGGTGGAAATATTCAATTAGGAACTAATTTACCAACTAGAAATAGAAACAATTAATAAGATATGTCTACACAGATTGAAAGAAACATATTAACAATAATAGAACCTACTATTGAACTAGATGAGTTATTTATACCTGATGCTGAAAGTGGTACAGATAATTCTGACGGTGTAACTATGAAAGAAAAATTATCTAAATTTTCTTCTATCATTCCTTTGATTGTAATTAATCAATACCAAGTTCAAATGGATAGGCTTAAATATTTTTCTTTAGAATCTACTGGGTTTTATCCAACATTAACAGTTAGATTTGCTGATACTGATGGACTTTTTACTGCAAGAAATTATCCTAAAGATGGAGATATAATTCAACTTTACATTAGGTCACAAGGTGAAGAAACTACATTTAAGCCTATAAGAATTGATTTTACTATTATTGATTGTTCTCCAGCTGGTGGAGGTGGTGGAATGACCGCTAAAGAATATAACATATTTGGTAGAATGTTTATTCCTGATTTATTTACTGAAAAGGTTGAATATGAAGAAAATGTTACAAGCTGGGATGCATTATCAAATATAGCAGAAAGATTAAAAATAGGTTATGCTTCTAATGTTGAAGATACAGCAGATCAAATGACATGGACTAATCCTAATGACACAACTGAAACTTGGATACAAGACATAGTTGCAAATAGTTATTTAAGTGACGAAACATTTTTTACAAGCTACATTGATCCATATTATTACTTAACAATGGTAGACGTTAATAGATTATTTGATCAAGATAAGTCTGAGTTAGAAGTAAGCCAAAGTTTTAGTACAAATGCATCTGATACTTATGGAGCAGATGGTGCAACCGGTGAAACTCCGTTTCCTAACCTATTATCTAATTTAATCCAAATGCAAGGTGGTGCAAGATATCTATCTAAATATAAACCTACTAATAAGAGTGGAGAAATAAGTAAAGCAAATGGATATAAAAGATATACTCAGTATTGGGATTTAGAAGCAAAGCAATGGATTAGTGAATTTGTGGATCCTCTTACTAATGGTACTGAAGGTACAATACCAGCAACAAAAGGTAGAGTAATAAACGGTGAACCAGAAGGCCCTAGAAATAGTCAAGTTAAATACAAATATTTAGGTACACAAGGCGATAATGTCCACCCTGAATTTCAATATGCTGTAGTTCAAAATTATCAAAATAATTCTGAAATAGAAAAAATGGGAATGGAAGTAGAATTAGATACTGTAAATCCTGCTTTAACTAGATATAGTAGAATTTATCTTTTGATTTTTGAATATGGATCTCCAGTTAAAACTGTATTAACTGAACAGCGAGATGGTGTAGCTCAAACAGGCGACCCAGCTCCACAAGATAGAGAAAGGTCAGATGAAGATGAACCTAAAGGTCCAGGCAGTGGAATTCTTAATGAATATTTAAGTGGCTTTTATGTTATAACTGGTATTGAATATTTGTTAACACAACCAGGGCCACTAAGAATGAGATTACAATTACAGCGTAGGGAATACACTCCAACGACTTAATAAATATAAAAACAATAAAAATATGCCTTTAGTAGATTTAACTAGCCCTGCAGGAATTAACGGAGTATCTCAGTTAGCTGGACCTTACGGAAACCTTTTGGGTGGGTCATCTTTCCCGAGCAGTTATGAATTTGCTAAAAGATTTGTTAATAATTCAAAATCTGCATATGGGTCAGGTGCTAACGGAGTAACCTCATTAGATGATCCTACTTATCTTGGCTTCAGTTTAATGTTTGATATATCATCACCATTATTTAATGGCGCCACATCAGGACCTGGATCTGGTATAAACGATGGAGAATTTACAGTTGAGAATACTGTTAATCAAGGTATAGCTGCTGCGGGTCAATTATTTAATAAAACTTCAAAAGAAAAACCTGGTGGAGATTTAAATACACCAAGCGGTGCATCTGCTATTGGTTACCTAGAAGCCATAGGTGAAGTAAATCGAGCTAAATATCTAAAAGCATTTATTCAAGGCATACAAGAAATTAACAATACAAGACCTTATTATTTTCAAACCATAGCAGGAATACAAGAGGCTTGGCAAAAATCTACAGACTTTTCAATTGATCCTTATACTGGAAGTAGCGGTGAAGAAGGTATTACTATAGGATGTTTAGAAGCAATAGATTTAAAATTAACTGCATTATTTAGTTTATATAAAATGGCTGTGTATGATAGTATGTACAAGCGATTTATTTTGCCTAAAAATTTAATGAAGTTTGATGTATATGTTTATGTTCAAGAAATAAGAAAATTTAAAACCACAAGAAATTGGTTACAGGCAACAAACCCTAGTACTACAAATTCTTCTGATTCTTATGTAAATCAAAACGCATCACAAGTAGGTTTTAAATTTACTGATTGTGAATGGGATCCTAGAGCATCTGGAAAAGTATTTGAAGGTGTAACTAATTCAGGTGGTGAAATAACCACTACTGAAATTAAATGGACTTATGCATTAATGGAAAATGTTTCTCAGTTTGCTGGTTATGATAATAAATTAGATGCAAGTAAAGTACAAACAGATAATCAATTTTTTGGTAAAGTAAAAGCGTTTGCAAAAGATCAGGTAAATGAAGCTATTGATGGAGCTTTGGATTTAGGTAGAAGAGCTGCTGTTAGTTTTGCAAATCCAGTTCAATTAGGAAATGTGTTTGATATGACACAAGTTACTTTAGGTGGTATAGGAAACCCTCAGGCTTTACGTAATGCTTTAGTTGGTGCAGCAGTTCAAGGTAATGAAGATGGTTTAAAACTATTTGGTCAAAATGAAAATATTAGCCAAAGACTTGGGGATAATCCATTAGGTACCGCCGATGAACCTAACCAAACTATTGCAGGCAATACTCAAGCGTTTGATCCTGTTACTCCACCTAGTGAGTTTAGTGGTGGTAATGCATTCGGTCCATCAGGCCCTCCAAATAATTCAACTATAACTAACGAAAATATTTTTAACTAATGGGAAAGGTTAATCCAGCAAATTTTAATGCCGATGATTTGCGAACTACACAATGGGTAGGAATCGTTGAAGATACTAATGATGATATCTTTGAAGGGAGATGTAAGATTAGGGTATATGGTAAAATGGATGACCGTGTAGATCCTGAAGATCCTGAAAGTGCTTTTATTATTCCTACTGCTGCTTTACCGTGGTCAAGGCCACATCAGTTAATGTATGGAGGTAGTAATAGTGGAAGTGGTAAATTTGAAATTCCTAAACTAGGCTCAATAGTTAGGATCACGTTTGACAACGGAAATTTTTATCAACCAGTTTATCATGAAAATGTTTATCCTTCTGATGAAACAAAAGCGGAGATAGAAGCATCATATCAAAATTCTCATGTATTAATATATGATACGGCTTTCGGTTTAACTGGTGCATTAGAAGATGGGGTATCTGAAGCAACAAATGAAAGAGAAGGTGAACATATTAAAGTTTTCTTTACAGAAGAAAAAGGATTAATGATGGACTATACTACAACCGAAGGTCCAACAACTGTTAATGTAAAGCCTGATAACTCTGTTGAAATAATAAATGCAAACGGAGATTCAATTATAATGCTTAATGATGGTAATATAACATTTACACACTCGGCTCAGTTTACAATTAACAGTGGAGCTGATACTGTAATTAATGCTACAACTAACACTGTTGTTAATTGTGTTGAGGCTAAGATTAATGCTTCTGCTGAAACTCATGTTAATTCACCACGTATTAAACTAGGAGAAGCAGCGGCGGAGTCAGTTATGAAAGGTGATACATTTAGAGCTTGGGTAGATGGGCATACACATGTTGCAAGTAAATCAGGTACGCCGACTAGTCCACCTATTGTACCATCACCAGGTGGTGCATACAGTTCAAAGAATACAACTGACTAATATATAAACTATAAATCAAACAATTAAATTATGCCATTAGTATTATCTCAGATTCAGGCAGGAATGGAAAAAGCCTGGTTAGAAGCCAATAAAGCAGGTAGAAAAGCAGGAAAGGATAACCTGGAACATATAAAAGATGGAGGAGATCCCTTTAAGATGCCAGTTTCAGCCGCTACAATTGAAGAAGCACAGGCCGAAAAATTTGGTGAAATTGCCGGTTTGGAAATTGATAAGTACATAAAATCAGGATTGGTATCTACTACTGTAACGACGGTAGGAACAGCAACAGCTCAGGCAGGTTCTGGTACAGGTGCCATCACATAATGAAACAAACAACTAACTTATATGTATAATTAATATTAGATACATAAAGAGTAATATATAATCTATAATTTTAACTTCTTAAAAAATAAAAAATGACCGAACAAGAAATCACCATTCAACTAAGTGATGATCCATTTGATACTAAAACAGTAAAAGTTCAAGTCCCTGACGGTACAAAATTAATGTGTAATGAAATGTATGCTGCTGATGCTTTAGCATTATACGGTCTTACTGATCATACATTACAAAAAACTCAATTAATTGAAGACAATGTTGCATATACAACAAAAGGTATTGTTTCATTTATATCTAAAGATAAGACAACTGCTCTTATTGACATCGAATCTAAATTTACTGCTCACTGTACTTTATCTAAAGAACCAGATTATATTGTAGACCAATTAGAGGTTGATATGGAAATTGATGTTAAAATTAAAACCAACAAATCTACGGGAGATGTTATTGCTTCTATCTCTGATGCAATAAAAGAAGTTAAGCTTAGAGAAATAAAGGATGCTATTGGAAATAAGGCTGTAGGGTTTACTGCTAAAGTTAAAGAATTAATTCATGGTGGATATTGGGTTGATGTAGCAGGGATTAAATGTTTTATGCCAGGTTCACTAGGAGGCTTAAATAAATTACATGACTTTAATGTTTTAGTAGGTAAAGAAATTATTGTTATGCCAATAACATTCTCTAATGAAAAGGATACAATTGTAGTATCTCATAGAGAATATTTAAGAACAATGATTCCTTCAACAATCGAAAAGTTAAATGAAACTATCAAAGAACCTAGAGTAGGTTTTGTTACAGGTACCACTAAGTTTGGTGTATTTGCTGAATTTGATGAATGCTTAACAGGATTAATTCCGAAAGCTGAATTAACCGAAGAAATGCAAAAGACTTTAGATGATAGAGCAATAAAACCTGGAGACGAAATTAACTTTTGGGTAAAAGAAATTATATCAGATAGAAAAATAATCCTAAGCCAATTAGGACCTAAGATTGATTTATGGGATGGTGTTGATGAAAAATATAAACCTATGATGATCACTGAAGGTAAAGTTACTAAGATTACTTCATACGGTGCTTTTGTTGAATTAGAAAAAGGTATAAGTGGATTAATTCATAAATCTAAATTAAAAGGTGCTGACTTATCTAAAGGTGATACTGTAAATGTAAAAATTGGAAGTGTGAATGTTAGTGATCGTAAGATTACAATGAACATTGCATAACACCGTTCCTGGTTTGAATATATAAACAAATCAGGAACTACATGTACACTAACGAACAACTTAATGCTATATATGCTTCAAAGATTGGTATTGAATTTGAATTCTTTGCCAATGAAGGGCTTGATGAAGTAAAGAGAGGTTTATCCCAAACTTTAAATAAGCAAATTAGAGTAGAAGAAAAGGCTCATAGTGATTTTACTCCAAGCGATGAAGTCTTTAAACTAGAGCCAGATAATTCGGGTGGAACTGGGATGATTGAAATGGTTACAGGACCACTTCCTTTTGTAGAGGCTAAACTAATTATCGCTAAAACATTAAAATGGATTAGAGAGAACGGGAGCACAAATGAAAGATGCTCTATTCATATTAATGTAGCATTTGATGGACATAAATTAGGTACCCCAACAAATGTATCTAGTTTAGACATAGGTAAATTTGTTTTAAACTTTGATGAAGATAAAGTTTATGAAGCATTTCCAAATAGAAAAGATTCTGTTTATGCTAAATCTATAAAATTTATTGTGCCATTAAGTGGTATGACTCAACCTTCTCCAGAAAAAGTCTCCTGGAAAAATTACTTGTTTGTTTCTGAAAAATATTACGGTGTTAACTTTTCAAAGATACCTAAAAATTATATAGAGTTTAGATATTTAGGTGGTAAGGATTATGAAAAAAAGTATAACACAATTATGGATTTAACGGAACATTTTGTTTTATCACTATATGAAACTTTAACAGATCCAGTCTATAATGAAGAAGACATTAAAAAATTAGATGCTATTTTAGAAAACCATAGAAGTGTTATAGAATCTTATAGAGATTATCAAACATTTAAAAAGAACTTTCCTAAAATTCATTTAATGGTAGATTTAAAAACTTATGATCAAATTATAGAAACCTTTTATCCTAAAATGAGAGAGAAACTTTTTGATCTTTTGACTAAAGCTGGACTAACTGAGGCTTTAATTAATTATGATGCAGATACTGGTAAAATGCAAATAAAAAATGCTGAGCTAATGAAGTGTTTTGAAATTAATGGTGTTGACATTGTTGACTCTAAGATACAAGGTAATATTATAAATTGTGATATCTTTAGTTCTGAATTAATTAATTCATCAATTTTAGAAAGTAATTTATTTGGATCTACTGATGTTGCAGATTCAAAAATTGAAGATTCATATGTTAGCAAAAATGTAATATGTAAAGATTCATATGTCTTTGGTATAAGAGGTGTATTTAGTGGTGAGATGGAAGGTGGTATATTTAGAAAAGGTAGAGCTACTAAATTAGCACGATTTGAAAATGCTGAAATAATTGAAATAGAAAAAATATAAAATAAGATGGCTAATAAGAATACTTATTGTAATGATCCAGAGGAAGCTGAATGTTTAGACGCATTAATTAAGTTAATTAATGATGAATTAACAATAGCATGCCAGATTCCATTCACAGTTCCTAAGAAGGAATTAGCAAACATTATACAAAGAGCAAAAAAATATTTTTATAAAATCTATGAAGATAGTGTAGAGCAAATGTATATTGCTTTACCTGCCGGCGCTTTGCATAAATCAGATTTTAAACAAGGTGTTCCTTATGGTAGTGGACAAGATAATGAAACTATCACTAATAAGAAAAATATAAATAATCCAAGAGGCATTGTTCAGATGCCGTCCCGAGTATATTCCGTTAATGATGTTTTTGAAATAGGTGGCTTTAGTGGTGAAGATGGTGGATTTGGTGATTATAGTTTTAATGCTGGCGATGTAGACTTTTCAATTGATAAGTTTATATATAGTGATGTATATGGTGCAGGTATAGGTAGTGAGAACTTAATGTATTATGTTGTTAACTCTTTATTCTTAGATAATACAAGACAAGTTTTATTACCACAAATATCATATACATATAATAGACTAACTAAAAAGTTTAGGTTTCAGGGTGAGCTACCAAAGAATGCTGTTATATTTGAAATCTTTTCAACAATTTCTGATTGTGCATTATTTCAAGATGAAGCTTTTGAAAGATATGTCATTGGACAAGCAAAAATTCAATTGTCTAGAATACTAGGTACATTCTCGTTTAATCTTCCAGGTAACATTACAATTAATTATGACCTAATTCAATCAGAAGGTAGAGAAGAAGTAGATAGAATAGTTGAAGAAATAAAAGGAGATGAAGGTGTTGATTACTTTTTCACTGGATAATTATAATCTGAAAGCTATTAATTTTAAAGAGAATATATAATAAAAAATTAGTGTTCTTTAATGATTAGAGATATTTATAGTAGAGATGTTGAAGATCCTAAGTATAATGATAATACTTTAGAGGTATCTGATTCAATCTCTCAATTAATTTTAAAAATTGAAAATGTTCTTTTTACAAGAACAGGTGATGTTTTAGGGGCACCAAGTATGGGTTGTAATTTGGAAGACTTGTTATTTTCATTTGTTAATAACGAAAGTACAATCCAAAATAAAATTAATAGCCAGATAGCTGCGTATTGTTTACCAGATCTAGCTGGGTATACAATAGATACTCAAGTTACATTCTTTTCAACTGATGAGAGGGATGGTGCTTTTGTAGATATATTTGTAGATGAACAGAGAGTTATAGGAGCTCTTTTTTAAAAAAATAAATTGAATGTCATTTTTTAGTAAAAGTAGAATTAGGGCAACGGAATTATTTTCTGATGCATTCGAATATCTTGGACGTACTTATGACCAGGCCGTAGAAACTTTTACTCCAGCTTCTCCATTTGGTCAAGTATTAACAGTAGTCGCTAACTTAGGTGAATTAATATTCTTTTACATTGAAGCAGTAGCTACAGAATTAAATATATCCCGAGCTAGAAATATTGAATCTATCTACGGATTATCCAGATTAACTGGTCATGATCCTACAAGAAGTATTTCTGCAAGAGGTATAATTGGATTACGATTGAATACAAGTGCGGCTAGCCTCGTCGAAGGAAACTTTGTTCAGATTATGAATGGGTCATCTTTTGAAGTTGGACAAAATGGTCAAACATATTTTTTAAGATTTAATAGTGACTTCATTAGATTAGAAAAAACTAATAAGCAGTTTGTTAATGTTGAAGTTGTACAAGGAGAACAAGATGAACAGTCATTTACTGGAACAGGCTTACCTTTACAGAGTTATAATTTAACCACAAAAGATCCTACTGATCAATTTTTAGTATCGGTTCATGTAGATGGAGAACTTTGGAAATTAGTTGATTCACTGTATGACATGAATCCTAATGAGAAATGTGCAATGATAAAAAGTAGTGTTAATGGTGGTCTTAGTTGTTTCTTTGGAAACAATCAGTTTGGTAGACCTCCTGCATTAGGAGCTAGGATTAGAATAAGCTATGTTAAAAGTGCTGGCCAAGTAGGTAATATCGGTGGTAAACAATTGGATATTAAATTTTCGGAACCTGGAACAAATCAAGCAGGTGAACAGGTGGATTTAAATGAAGTTCTTGCAATGAATATTGTAAGGAACCCAATGTTTGGTTCTGATACTGAAGATCCTGAATTCACAAGGCTAATAGCACCATATCAAAGTAATTCATTTGTTTTAGCTAATCCTAATAATTATATTTACTATTTGAGTAAGTATGACTTCTGGTCTTTCATAGATGCTTATAATACAAAAAATGATGAATACTTAAATGATGATAATATTATTTACTTATTCTTAATCCCAGATATAAAGAAAAAAATAACAAGTGACTTAGATTATTTCAGCATACCTGAGAATGAGTTTACAATGACGGCACAGGAAAAAGAAATGACATATGAAATTTTAAATACTAGTGGCAGACAAGTTGTTACAGCAGAGACAAGAATCATAGATCCTATTATTAAAAGATATGCACTCAATGTTGTAATAAGATGGTTTGATAATTTTGATAAAGATGAAATAAGAATTCAAATAAGAAAAAACTTAGATGATTATTTCTTAAATGTAAATAGAAGAGATAGGATTCCTCGTTCGGATATTATTTCAATAATTGAAAACGTAGAAGGTATTGATTCTGTAAATGTATTTTTTATCTCAGAAGAAAATGAAAAGGCAATTAGAGATGGTTTTTATTTTGTGCCTGTCTATGGAACAGATCCTGTTACAGATCAAAGAGTTTTAATTGAAAATAAAAAGATCGTACTTAAGAAAGGTGAAGATCCTAATTTAGGATTAGATAGCTTTGGTTATATTGTTATTGAAAATAATGACTTAGCAATCATAAGAGGTGGTTGGGAAGATAGGAATGGAACTTTTTATGAGCCTATCCCAGAGCAGAATAAAATCAGTTCACTTAATGTATTCTATAAAGAAGCTATTGCTGATAATCTTTATAATAAAATACAACAAGAAAAGTATAACCAAGTCCAAAGAAACCGAGGAACAACGATTGCAACAGGAGTTAACTCCAGAGGTTTAAACACAGGTAGGTTAGAAAATACACCAACACTTAAAGCATTAAAAGGAAAATAATATGGCAACAGTTAAAAATGATAGAGTAGGGTTTCCAAGCATGTACAGAGCTACATATGAAAGAGGGTGGGAGCTAAAAAATACAGGATATGATTATGGCTTAAACTTATTAAGAAATAATATGTCTTCATATATGTTTAGAAATAGACACCTACGTTCTTTCTTAGAAGATTATCTTAGCCCTATTATGGTATTTTATATTAACCGTGTAAAATATTTGAGAATTTATTTTAACTTTGCTGTACCTAAGTGGTATCAAAAAATAAATTAAGAGACGGTGACTAATAACTGGAAACATTTATATTTCTTTGATAAGCAAGGAAAGAATTACAATATGAAGTATGACGATACTGCTGATAAGTGGTATGGTGATATATTTCTTCCTGAGGTTTCTATTGATTTATTTGAAGTAGGTCAAATTTTTGTTTTACAAAAAATGATAAATGCTACAACTGGTGCATTTGAGTTTGGCTTTCCACATGACTATGTAGACGGTTCAACAGCGGATCCTACTGGTAAGGGTGGATGTGGTTGGGAGGTTGAATGGAAAACTAATACGCCAAAAGAAATATTTCTTTTTCAATTTGACAAGAATTTTGATACAGGTACTCAATCGGCATTAGTACAAGAACCTGATGGTCCACCTTTAGTTAAAGTTGATAAACTTTTTGTTCCACTAGATTTTGATGATAGCCAAAAAGTTAATGGTGAAGGTTATATTATTACCGATGATATTAGATCATTGGCATTACAAGTAAATATTACCTTTTCATCAAGCCAAGAAAATACTTACAAGAGAACTTTAATCATTACAGATAAATGTACAAATACTGTTGTAGCAGAATTTACTGTATATGCCGAAAGTATTGAAGAAGATGAAAGACTTAGAGTCATGACTCAAAACATGGGATATAGTGTTATTGCTTCAGACAGTACTGTATTTAGAGACACTAATTTAAAGGAGGCTTTACCTGATTATGTAGAAATTAATACCAAGAGAAAAGAGATAATGATGGAAGGTAGTAATATTTACCCTTTTATTGGTTCTTATAAAGGTTTAATAAATGCAATTAAGTTTTTTGGTTATGATAATTTAAAGCTTAAAGAGTTTTGGAAAAATGTAAATGGTAATTCTCCACAATTTGGAAATTATATTCAAAGTAATGCTATAGATTTATTTTCTCCTACGGTACAGTTTGATGATAAGAGTATAACTTTACCTAATAAAAACTTTAGAAAAACAAGCATGTTTGAACTTATCTATAGAATTAACAGGATTGTACCTGATAGTTTTACTGATGAGGATTTGCCTAAGACTGAAGAGTTACAAGATTTTACTATTGAAGAAATCTTAATTAAGTTATTTGGTCTTAAAAGAAAATTAGAAAATGAATACCTTCCACTTAACGCTCATATTAAAGGGATTACTGCCGAGGCAGATTTTTTCGGTTTATTAGAAGTAACAAATACAATAAGCAGAAATGATACAAATACAATTAGAGCAGGTTTAAAGGCTGACTTTGAAGTTAATCCTAAAGCATGTACTTATTTAGAAGATCTTAGAATTTTTAATGAATTTTGTTTAAAAGAAGGTGCTATAGTTGGGAAAGCTATTATTGAATCATGTAATGCTTATATTAATCCATTAAGGGCTGGTACACAAGCAGTCGGATCTAACATGGTTATTGATTATGTACCTGGACAAGTTTTACCACCTCCACCAATAGGCCCAGATACAAACAGTGTATTAGGAGCATTAGAGAGTGGGGAAAATGTTACTGTGTCAGATATCGCTGGCGTATTTCTAGCTTATTTTGCAAGATATGCACCAGATTTAGATAGAACACAAGCTGACTTTGTACCAGGCGAATCTTCAAAATCATTACCTGATAAACCAGGTGCTCCAAGTGGCGCTATTATAACTTTAAATAATACAAGCACAGCAGGTATTACTTGGGATAATGTAAATAGTACATGGGATCAATTAAGTAATGCAAATGATTTCTTTACTTTTGATTTTAATATACAGGCTCCTAATGTAGGTGACATTTATCAATTAACAGATTCAGTTACAGGAAGTAGTGTATCACATACAGTATTAGCAACTGATACTGTTCAAACTATAACCACTTCTTTGTATGATCAAATTGTATTATTAAAAAATACTCAGACTGACCCATGGCTCTGGTTTGATTGGTCTCAAATAGACAATGTAATTGGACCAGCAATAAGATGTTATGGTAATGATGTAAACCGATTTGTACCTTCTGTTATTTTAGCAAATTCAAATAATGGTGGGCAGTTTACATTTATTCAACAGCCTGGTGAAACTTTATATACATGGGATGGTATTAATTATGGAAATATTGCAGAAATAGAATGGACTGTTTATAAAGATGAAACTCCTGGCATTTCTCCACCATACTTTTTTACAATAAGAGGACCTATTGCAAAGTATAATACATTACCTATAGTGTTACCTTATGTAGGTGACTATTCAGTAGAGATGAAGCTATTTGATATGTATAACAACATTTCATCTATTGTAAAGATGGAAGAAATTTGCGTAGATTCAAAAGAGGTTGAATATTCTGGATGGTATCAAGCTAGAAAATCTACTTATACATGGGATGCTGAAGGAAAATATAAATGGAATGATTATGGCTCATTGTGGAATTTACCTATAGAGCCTTCTGTTACATGGGATGAAGAAACTCCAAGCTTATATGAATCTTTAGATAGAGTTAATGCAATTCTTAATAATTTTGGAATAGGAACTAATACAGATTTTCAAATTAGAAACTTTCAAGATGGAGGTAAAGCTAGTTTTAGTGGACCGTATCAGTGGAAGAATTTAAATGATAGAAGTTGTACATGGGATAATGGTTTTCACTTATGGTGGGATATGACTGCTACTACAGGTGACACTCCTGCATTTTTTCAATTCAGTACAGTTGTTCCAAATAGTTATTTAAAAATTGTAGATAGGTATGGGACAGCGGGCCAAGAATACTTTGATTTTTCTGTAACTACTTTAGGTGATGCCGTTGATATTTTAAATGTAAGTACTAATCCTATTATAAATAAGTATGTTTATAACTTAGTAATGAATGCAGCCAGTAGTGAAATATTTGTGCAAGCAGTTGCTAGATATTATGGACACTTTGGAGACTTCACATCAGTTGATATGGTTGATGTAGATGGAATTAGAATATGTGCTGATGGTACAGGGAATGCAACTGATTATGTTGGTGGCCCATTAGAGGAAACAGTTTTATATCCTCCATTTGATAGATCATTGGCAATTAATGGTGTTACATTATTAGGGTTACCTGAATTAGGTGGTACTGAAAAAGTATCAGATGAATTTATAAAAAAGGTAGCGCGAGTATATGAAATGATATTAGACCCTGACGGTCCTAATATTAATTATAATAAACAAGCAGCAGTATTGCAATCATTACAATCTAAGAAAACTATTCAGAGAATAGGATATGAAGGAATGGGTGCTTATTTTCCACCGTTAGAGTCTTATGCTGGCTGGGATCAAACTAATGATGATAATGCTAATGTTGATTTTATTTGGGAATTAGATGGTGTTACTCCACAGGATAAAATAACTGAAGTATTAGAACATGCTTTACATACTATAACTACATTCGGTTTACCTGGTGCATATCCTAATGTATTTAATCAAACATCTCCATACGGACCAACTTATAATGCAATGTCAGAAGCAATTAATAATGGAGTTTTTGATATCTCAGGATATACACAACAACCTGGTGAAAGTAATGATGAATTTAATGCCTTATTAATGAGGGAGTATTTATACTTATTAATTTATTCTGAATGGGGATTTGTTGCTCCTTATATAAGCGGTGGATCTTTATCTCCGGAATGGACTCCTATTACTGCTACTGATGTAGAAGATCAAAACCCATTAGGGCATTCTTTATATACAACATATATTCAAACATTATTAGCAAAACCTAATACAGATATTTTAGATAGTATGTTTGCTACAGGTGGCTTGTCCGGATATATACCATTTGAAGATAATCCAATTGGTGGAAACATTGATTGTTTAAGTAGAATTTATAAAAGTAGTCAAAGTATTTCTAATAACCCAACTTGGAATACTGCTAAGTTTATTAATGACGGAAAAGTATTACCTCCAATGACATGGGCTATGTTTGTATATGACAAATGTAGAATAGTAGGGAAGGATGAACCTAAATGGACCATCACTAATACTACTAACTCATCAGCGGCTGATATATATTTCAACAGTAAGTATCTAACATATCTTTTTAAAGACCCAGGAAAGTATGTGATAACATTAGAACTTATCGATAGTAATGGGAATAAATATAAAAAGGATAGAAATATCTTAAATATAAAACAAATAAAATAAAATGGCAATTAGCGTAACCGAAATTTTAGGAACTGATTCTTTATCAGGATCAAGACTTGTAATTAACGATAATTTTAATGTTCTCTCCAGTGAGATTAATGCAATGGAAGTTTACTTTGCACCATCTGCTGGTACCATAACTAATTTAGCAAATGTTTCAACTGAAGCATTAAGAGTTGGATTGAGTACAATATTATTAGATGTAAATGCAAGTACATTTGATATTTTAACCAATGTTAAGATGACAGGAAATTTAAATATGTCTGGTGCAGGTGTATTTAGAAATGATGTTAACCCAGTTACTTTAGATGATACTGGCCAGGCAATGCCGGCTACTATCAGCGTAGGAACTACAACAGCAATTCCTCCATACACAATTAACAGAGTCGGAAATTCAGATGTAGCAAACACATTAACATTATCATTGTTTAATGGAAGTATAGGACAAGAAATTTTCTTTGTGTATACTACAGGAAGTGGATTAGTAACAATCAATGGTGTATCAAATAACATGGTATTACCTGGTGCTGCACAGACAAACCTTAACTTAAATGGTATAGGACAAACTGTACACTTACTATGCGTTGACAACGGATCAGGTGTTGGTGTTTGGTATATTGCAGGTGGTACAGGATATACAACAAGTTAATAATTAAAGATAAAGAATATACATGGCAACAACGCCCTTAATAAAGACACCCCAGGCAGATGGTGGAACTTTTTACACGTTCTCATCAGCAGCAAAAGACTTATCTAGGACTCTCAATAATGATGATCTTAAATTAGTCTTTTCAAAGTTTGTGCTTCTTAATCTACCAGATTTTGATAGATTAGATCCAACAACATTTAGTCAGTATGAAAACTATATGCAGTTTGATACTATTGATGGTGCTATATGGAGCGGCGGTTTAAAAGGTGATCCTAATGTTAACTTTACTGAAAGTCTTCAGAATTATGCGCTAAATTTAGAAGAATTAATTATTAGTGATGTTAATTATGATAACACTACAAACCTATCTGTAACGGAAAGAGTATTCTTTAAGTGGTTAAAGGAAACTGGAGCTATGAGGTTCCGTGAAGCTAATGCTTTAGAGCAAGTTAGTGGTTTAACTTCTCCAAGATTTGTTGAGGAAGATGAAATAACCTCAGGTACTCGACAGTACAGAAGAGTAGTCAGATATATTGGTGAAATTGATATTGTAAATAATGTAGATAAAGCCGGAGAAGCTTATACAGAATTATATATTAATGTACCAACGGAAGTGGGTAGAACGCCTACAATCCTCTTTGAATCTATCTCTGATGCAAACTATCAACCTAACCTTAAGATTCAAGGTAAAGATGAATTTATTTTAGGCCGTAATGCTGCAACTATACATCCACAAGGATTAGATATTACAGCATTCTATGATTATGACCAACCTTTACAAGGTCCTGGTCCAGCAGGTTATACAGATCCTAATGCAAATTGGATGGATGAAACAACTCCTCCGTCTACAGTTGATGCTTACTTTACTGAGCCTACAACTTTTACAAGTGTATTGAATGCTAATATTAGAAAATATCCTGCTGATTATAATAACCCTCCAGGTTATTCTGGTTCTGCTTATGTAAGAAGTGAATTAGATGGAATTAGTATTGATTTTAATCCTAATGACTATCAGCAGATTGCTACTGATTCAACTATAAGTACTATTCCACAATTTAATGGAATTGACTTAGCTGAGTCTTTTGAATTTAATGCAGTGCTGGTTTATTATGATATGGTTGATTTAAGTAATAGTGATAATACTACAACCAATCTTTATGGACTTTTATTATTGGATAATATTACTCCTACAACTGATGGAGGTTACATTCAAAGATATCCAAAGTTTAAACCTAATCTTACGACTGGGCAAAACGGTAATAGCTATGGGTTTAAAATTAATTTAAGATTTGATGCTTCTCCTGGTACAGCTGGGATTGACACAATAGTAAATGATTATAATACTTTCTCTATGGGATTATTCTCAGATGCATCTGCTCAATTGCAATCATCTGCTCAAATATTCCAAAGACAGCAAATAGAAATAGCTAATCTTGAACTCAGATTAGCAGCAGTAGAAAATACTTTAAACTCTGTTAGTACATCTGCATTTTTACAAAGCCAAATTAATAATTTACAAACACAATTAGATAATGCTTCATTAGCATTTGCAAGCAGTACTACATTATTGGATTTGATTGCCAAGAATGCTGATGAAATTCAAATGTTGGCAAATGGCGATGTTTCTCAAACATTACAATATAATACGGAAGTGGTTAGACAAGGTAACGGGATCTCAGTAAATACAAATACACCAAACCAAATTCATATTGAGAATGTTGTACAAGAATATAGATTTATGGCACCAGTTGATTCTAGTGATTTAGCTATAGATGCAACTAATCCTTTAAATCTAAATGTAGTTGACCCAAGAGCATTTGTAGAATTACAAACATTTACAAATATGCTTAGATTAGATACGATTAATCAAGCAGGTGGTGATTTAGAAATATTCATTGATGATACAGATATCCAATGGAGAACTGGACAAACTGTTAGATTAACATTTAATAATGCTCCTCTTATGGGATCCAGAAATATAAGAATATATACCGATTCACCGAGCCGATTAAATAATGGCTCTTATGGTAGATTGGCTGCAACTATTCCTAATGCTGATTTAAGCACCTTACCGATTATTGATTTAATCTGTTTAGAACAAGGTGTGTTAAATTTCACTTACGATATAGTCAAATAAATAATAAAATTGAAACCTAGATAATGGCTGAAAATAATTCGATACAAACTTTACTCCCAGAACTGTTAAGACTGTTTAACAATTCGCTAGAGAGCTTTGAGAAAGTGAATCAAGCTATTACATCAAGCCGAGAGTCGGTTACTGTTAATATACAAAATAATGATGGAACTAATTCTAGGATTACTATTCCAAGCTTTGGCTTTTTAAAGAATTCAGTTGATAGATTAAATAGTAACATTAATACTATTACAAATTTTAATGACTCTAATAGCTCTATAAGATTACCTGATGGTACATTTAGAAAATTAGTTTTAGCAAAGTTACCTACAGAAGCAAATGATTTAACTGCTTTAAATTCTATTAGTGAATTTGACATTAAGCCTAATTGGTTTTTTGAAGAATTAATTAATCCTTTGCTTTATGTTTCATTTGATCTTACTGGCCAAGTTCCTATTGATACTGAAAGAGCAATAATTCAAAGATTTATTTTAGACACAAATACACAAAGTAAAATAAACTTTTTTGAAAACAGATATAACGGAAGTTCTGAAATTGATTATGATGATTTTTTACAAGAGATTGTTGAAAAGAATATCTCTTATGTATTAGATGAAGCCGTAGTTGATTTGCCTCCTAGAGAAAAAAGATTTTCTGGTAACTTTAGTGTAATAAGAATAGGGGAAGAGTCTGTAACAGAAACAGTAAATGGAGTTGAGCAAACAACTGTACAAAAACTTTATAAACTTAATAAGATTTTTTATACTGATTCTGAGGCCGATTTTGCAGATACGGTTCAATTAAAGGTTGGTGATAGTTTAGAAGTTATTTCAGACCCTGTTGATACAAGATATACTGTAACACAAATTGATTCAAGTACTAACTCAGTTATAGTAAGATTACAAGAAGGATCTAAACCAATTACAATTGGAGCCGATGTTTTAAAAATAGGATCAAACTTAAATGATTTAGTTGAAGTCCAAGTTACTGTTGGTTTTAATGAAAGATGTGTTACATTTATTAAACCTATTGATCCAGATTCAAAAATACCTTCAGTTAACTGGTCTCCAGGTAGTGGTTTTTATACTAATGATTTGACTACTATTAATGCAGCAGGTACACAACAAACATTAGCAGATTATTACCAGCAAAATGCAGTTGACTTTGGTAGGTATCTTTTATCATTTGCAGAGGATAAGATTCCAACAAGTAGAGAAGGTCTAACTCCAAATGCTCCAGTTTTAAATTCTGATGATTTTTCTGTAACTTTAATAAATGGACAAATTAGTAATTCTGATGCTATAGTTCAGCTTAAAGATTTAAATAATCAAAAAAATACTATCCAATCTACATTATCTGAATTGGATGTGGCTATAGCACAAAGTAGAACTAAGATACAAACAACCAATTATAAAACTGAGGTTGAGAGAGATGCTGATAAGAATGCTTTACAAGGTCTTATAACTGAGAGAGCATCACAAGCTAAACTGTATGCATCTGTTGTTACTGAAATAGATTCTTTTGCATCAGATAATTCTGTTAGTAGTATAACACCTAAATATAGAGTAAGAGGTTTTTGGGCAATGCCTGAAGAAAAATCTGCTCCTGATACAGGCTTACAAGATATTGTTAAATTTAAATATCGCTACAGATATCTTTCTGCTGATGGTGCAGCAAACCCAGTTGACCAATTTGCATTTACTGATGGTAGTGGAACAAGCCAAGGTGCATTTTCAAATTATATAATTGTAGATAGTGTATTAAGACCAAGAACAAAAAATTCTATAACTGGCTTATATGAATGGACACCTATTGATGATGATAATGCAGACTCAGTTAATATTAATCAATTGGATATTCCAATTAGAAAAGGTGAACAAGTAGAAATACAAGTTAAATCAATATCCGAAGCAGGTTGGCCATCTAATCCATTAGAGAGTGAATGGAGTCCAGCAATTAGAGTTGAATTTCCAGCAAACTTAAGTTCGGATAGTTCTCTTGAATCTATATTAGCTCAGAACCAAGAAGATTTAGCAAAGGTCGCATTAGAAGAAGATTTAGAAGCCAAAGGAATTAATACTCATTTAAGTAGTTCTTTTACTGCTAATGAAACTTATTTTGCTCATTCTACTCCAGTTATTGCATCCGGCTTTTTATCAGAAAACCAAACACCGATTGATTTATTTACTAAGTTAAATGAAATGCAAAATCAATTAGACTTGTTTGCTGAAATATTAAGTGATGCACAAGGTGAATTAACTACCGTGTTAGTTGATGATGCTGGAAATACTTACCCATTAAGAAGAAATTCAGTAACTAAAATATTTGCTGGATTTTATGGACAAGAAGTTAAAGGTCTTGATGATCCTAGAGGTGCAGTTGTATCCAAGACTTATTTTATTCAAATTGGAAACCGCTCACAAACTACATTACAGTTAGTTTCAAGAGTTGCAGGTAGTAGAAAAAGAATGGTAAAACAATCCGAAAATCCTGCTTCATATTCTGCTGTACCTATTAATGTTGGTGCAATTGATAGTGGGGCTACTATTTTACCTGCAACATATTCATGGTTAGATAACAGTGCAGCAAACCAATCAAACGGTAGGGCTACATATAGAACAGATGATTCCGATTATAATACGGTTAGAAAATATGATCTTACTCCAATTTTATTGACAAACCCGGATGTAACTGCAACTACAAAATACGGACAGATGGTTTCGTTACCACCTTTCCAATCAACTCAGAATAGAGGTCAATTTATTTACAGTAGATTTAGTGATGTATCTAATGATAATACTTTTTATAATTATGAAAACCCAGATGGAGATTTTACTATTAATTTAGATACAGCTGAAAACTTTTATAATGGCCTTAATAACACTGGTGTTAGTAGTCCTACGACCGAGTTTATTTGGGGTGGTGGGTTTGACACTAATGGTTTGCCTACAACAGCACCAAACTTTCCAGGTGGTAATTCTGATGTAGTAACAGTTTCAATTGCCCACCCGTACTTAACTAATTATACAGCATATAGAGATGCTTATATAGCTTTAACTGGAGATATAACTACTTTACCTGATCCATTGCCGGCTGCAGGTATTGATTGCTCGGCTGCAGGTAATGGCACTGGTGCAGTTTTGTTTAGAAATTCTAAATTTGCTCCATTAAAATCTACTGAATCTAAAGGTTTACAGCAGAATATTTATTTAAATGAAAATGTTACTGATTTGACTACATTTGCTGCAACATATTCTCCAATAGTTAACTTTGCTACAGGACAAGCTCTACAAGCTAGCCCGTCATTAAATAATATACCTGCTATTGCAGCATTACCTGGTGGATATTCTAGAAATACAAAAACATCATTTGATGGATTTGATCAATTCTTAATAGGAAAGCAAACGTGCGGATCATACTTATTTATATCATCTGATAATCATGAAAATATTCAAGTTGATGGCGATGCAAATCAGTCTAGAAAACCTGTTCCTTTTGGTCAACAAAATGAAGTAAGCATACCTTTAGTCTTTCAATATAGAATGACAGATTACTTTGGTGTAACAACGGGTACAGGCTTAGGTAATATTGGAGGGGATCCTACTGGATCAACAGTTAATTTAACTTATGCTAAGAGAATAGGTTTTGATTTAAATCCTCAAAATTCTGATACAGTACAATTTGATATTGAAATTTCTGCTAAGTACAGATCGGATAGATTAAGTATTGATAATTTCCCTAAAGCAACAGTAACTAAAAGCTTGGTTGATTTAGAAAAGGTTGTTGCAGGATTAAGACCTTCTTTAAATCAGACTCAGGTTCAAAGATCAATTGCTCTTACTAATGTAGACGGAGGGTTCGGACCGTTAACTCAGTAACAGTCTTAGTTTATTTTTAACTTTATCTTTGGTGAATAAATAAAAAAAGTGAAAGATAAATGGCTGAACAACTGCTTGATAAAGCGTCATATAGTTTAATTAGAACAAATCCTAAATTAACTGGTAATGTTAAAGTAGTATCTGATGGTACTAATATTTACTTGGAATCATTTAGTGCTAATACTAGATTATCATCTCAGAAATTTAAAGCATTTAAAGTTGATGGTACGAGTACCTATGACCAGGATGTTTTTAGATTTTTTGATTTTGGTAAATTCCCAGCAGAAGCTGCATATGAGGTATTCCAAGAATATGAGAATACAGCAGTTCTTTCTAATTATGGTAATCAGTATGAGATGTTTTATTGTGCAGGGACTAGATCAGTTGCATCTGAAACTTATCCTGAGAGTTTAGGAACATTGGCACCGCTTTGGTTAAATGAACAAATACCTTCGGCTTTTGTTATTTTTAGATTAGATGATCCAGCTGCTGTTAATAATTATAGGGCATTAACACAAAATGAAAATTTTATTGATGCGCAAACTTCAGAAAATTTTACCAAGCAAGTATTAGAAAATTGTACTGCAATTAAAACTTTTGATTTAACTGAAGGTACTGCATTAGGTTCTTATATTAGAAATTATAGAAATCAAGAAACATTTCCAGAAGTTCCTCTTAATATTACATGGAGAAAAGATGAGGCAATATTGTGGAATGGAATTTCTTACAAGTACGGTGGCTTTACAAGCTCGGGTAGTTTTGCTTATGAAGATTTAGTTACTAAGGATGGGACCATAATGGAAGATGATTATTTATTTACGCAAGGCTTCCAGAAT